GTATTACTTAACTGTTTCGCAGACTGTAATAGACCTGAGTTTGTAGTAGAGCTTGATGCTTTGGAAGTGCTTGCTGCTGTTGGCGAAGTCGTTGTTTGAAGCAACCCATTACCTGTTGTGCTGCTTGTTCCGTTGCTACTCGACGCCGTAGAGCCTGTTAAGGCACTTTTGCCGCTGCTGGAAATCCAGTTGTTGATCTCGCCAGCACTTGTACCCATAGCTGTAGCAAGCTGATCCGCTCCAACACCATAAGATTGAGCGTCTTCATAGATTTTCTTATTAAGTGCTTCGCCACTTAAACCGGTGCTTTTAAGCCAGTTAATGTGCGAGGTAATGTCAGTGTTACTAGCCATTGACTGGCCTCCTGTAGTTAAAGAAATACCAGCCCCCTAAGCGGACCAGTAAAAAGAAAATCATCGCAACGAGATAAGCTAAAGGTCTTAGATATTTTCGTTTGATGCGTTTACAGTCTCGCAACATCGCTTTAAGGAACTTCCAATCACAAACAAAGCGACGGATTTCATTGCCGCCTTCTTCATAGCCTTCGTCGTGTTTGTCGCAACTCGCCTCAAAGAACCAGCCAAAAAAAAGCCACGTCAACTGACGTGGCATCCAAGAAGGTCCGCAACCGTTGGGCATGCTATACCTCCAGCGTAATTGCATTTATTTGTTCGACGGTTTGAACACTTTGCTCGTACAGTTGTTTGATAGCTGATTGATATGCTCCCATCAATACACCTTTCCGAATAAAGAAATATTGATAGGTGTTTTCAAGCTCTTGAGCCGTAACAGGTCGAACAGTGTCATCAGCAAGCGTCCAATTGATAGAGCCGTCTTCATTAATCAGGCCGCTGTATTGAACTCGTTCTTCTTCCGTTGCAGATTCGAATTTTTTTAGTAAAGCAGCATACTCTTTTAGGTCAGATCGATGACTTTCTTTGCTTACTGAAATACCGTTAATAGGGTTAAACTGTAAAGATTCGCGATCAGCCTTTAGTTGAAGAAGGCGAGCCGCTTTTAGATCGGTCATGACTTCACTAGAAATATCTAATAAAGACCAAGCACCTTCTAAATGTACAGGTATCTGCGTTTTTTCATCGTAGTCAGGTGGTGCAATAAGCGTGGCATTGGCAGGCACTAGGCTCTCAAATGTGAGCGGATCTAGGTCTGCAATATCCTGCTCTTTGAGTCGGCCAGTCGTGGCGTCATAGTGATATATGGTCGAGGGAGTAATCCATTCCTCACCGTTCCATTGGCTGTGTATTGTTGGTGGAGTGGTATCTGTTGAACCTGGAACAATATCATGGGATTGCCCCGATCCTTGCTGCATACCTTGTTCGTCAAAATAGTAGATGGTTTTCATAGATACCTCAGTAACGGATACATGCTAATAGCGCGATATTTTTAGGACGAGATTCATTACCGCCAGATTGATTAATTGTTATTGAGTGGCTGTGAGAACCATTGGTATTAATAGAAATGCTATGTGTGTGACTGCCCGAAGAAGACGTAGTCATCGTCGTTTTAGTGCCATAAGGCGTATACTGTGGATTCAAAGCGTTATCGCCATCATAAGAACCATCCGGATCTTCAAAAGTCATTGTATGTGTATGCGCACCTGAGGACGCTGCTGTACCTGAGTGGCTATGACTGCCAGCAGTATTTGAAGATGCTTCATGCGAATGCGCCTTATTATCGTCACTTTGAGCTGAACCAAACCCTCGCTCTGGATCAATGCCCTTACCATCATCCCATGCACGCAGGAACTGACCTCGAAGATCGGGTAAGTTAAACGTTGTAGAACCATCGCCACTGCCAAATGTTGTGCCAATCACTGCAAATAAAGCGGCGTATATTGTTCTGCTCAGCTCAGCACCATTGGCCTTCAGCCAGCCATTCGGTGGTGTTGTCATGGCAAAGTAAGCCACTTGCCCCGTCATTTCAGGGTTCAGTTCGTCCTTACGGTAATAGTCATTCGGATCAATGCCTGCCGCCTCGGTTGCTGTGTTCGCAGCTGCCTCAGCACGCTCTCGATCACTTTCTACCAGAGAGGCCTTTTGATTAACTGTGTTGGTATTTGTGGCGACTTCCTGTCTCGCGCTTTCAACCTCGCCTGCTTTGGTGTTCACTGTTTGCGCGTTTTGCGAAACTTCTAGTCTCGCTGTCTCAACTTCACCCGCTTTGGTGTTCACTGTTTGCGCGTTCTGTGAAACCTGACTCGCTAGTGATTCCGTATCGCTTTTAAGCTGAACCACTACCGCCTTATCATCTGCAACGATTTGAGTATTTGATGCGACTGACTGAGTGTTCTGAGCCACCTGATTGGCTAACTGTGTCGTGGTGTCTTTCATGCCGCTTACATCGGTTTTCATCTGTGATACAGCATTACGATCCGCACTTGCAGACTGTGCAGCGCTTTCTGCATCTGTAACCATTCGCCCCGTTGACGTATCAAGCACAAAGTTTGTGCCGTCATACGTTGCAGTTACTCGACCACCGGCAGGTATATCGCCTGCTCGCAATGCTGTTCCATCTTGCCGTACGATGGTTTTAACGCCCAGCTCATTAACGTTGACCGAGCTTGCTGCAGTATTGCTGTTAGTCGGGATAAACTTGATTTGTAAGCCTGTGAAATAGCTAGTCGGTGCTTTCGGAAGAGTGACAACGTAGGCATTAGCTGCCCCCATTTCAGTTCCAAAGTTTGCCGCACCAAAGTTAACTTGGTTAGCAGTCGGAAGCTTTTCAAAACCTGACTGAATCGCATCAAGCTTTGCATCCACATCAGAGCCACGAGCGGTTTCTCCACCCATAAAGCGGCCTGATGCATCGCTGTTATCAAAGTAATCGTTAGCCACGGCTTATCCTCCGAGCCTCGTAGACTGTTGTGTAACCATGAATGGTGTGTTGTTTAGCGGTAGTTGATGACGTATTCACGACAAAGCTTACATGCGTGCCTGAACCAGTTAGGCGCATTGACGACATATCAAGCAACGGCGATCCCCAGGCGAAAGAGTCCCAATTATCGAAATCCCATAAACCACCTTGAGCAAGCGTGTCTTTGAATAGAACGCGATGCCTCGGCACTCGTTCGTTACCAAAGTCATAAGAAGGAAGTACGGATATTTGAACGACTGAATTGGCTACCAAGTCGAAGATCACACGACGAAAGCGTTTGCGTAACACTGGATTGCTAAAGTGGTTATAGGCAAGTGTCAGGTATGTATTGATCGGTAAACCATCGAAAGATGTGCCTTGATCCAGTAGGTATACATTACCATCAGCATCAGCGAAAACGTTTAAGTCTCCACCGTTTGAATCATTGCCCGAAGCGGCCAGCTCAACGCTATGAGGAAATGAAATTGTAGTGATACCAGATAGGGTTTCGCCCACGAAGGTTGCGTAAATCCCTGTGCCATCAGCGAAGAACAAGCGGTATTGGTTGTTGTTCTTTGAGGCCATGCTGCATGTTGGTTGCGCCTTATCCTTAAACAACGGTGCAATGGCCTTGGCAAAGTCTCCCATCTGGAAGTCACCATAGACTTGAGCGGCTTGAAGGCTGGTTAAACCTTTGGCTGTCTTGAACATAGGCATCGTACCAATGCTTTGCATTGTGTATGGCGACACCCCGACACCAGACGATAATTCTTTTAGCTCAAAATCTGCCGCACTTGTGCCATAAAGCACCTGAATAGTGTCTTCACACCCTATGACAAGCGACCCACCTTGAACTTTAGCAAAACCGTTTAAGCGATCAGATACCCCTATTTCACCGGCACCTGTCGCAGCCTCCCACTGCTCCGGCTCCCCAAGAGAGCTGAATTGAACGGAACCCTCACGAAAACCAATCATCAAATGGTTAGCGTGACTTGTTATGAAGCTTGCACCACCTTGTGCTGCGGTAATTTCTGTTAAAACATTACCATTGTACTTCCACGGTTTACCGGCCCTACAAACCATGTAAAGTGCCTCAGCATCCGTCGCTAAGAAGTTTGCTATAGTAAAATCATATCGCTCACCAATAGGTAGACCTGATCCACACGATACCCAAGCAGTATTCTCAAAGTCATATCGATACAGCTCCCCATTCGTTCCATTTGAACGGATAGCGAATACAGTGTCATCCCATACCATCAGGCCTAATACCGGCCCTTCCCCAGTTGGAGCGCCTAAAGACTCATAGCCTTTGATCGAACGATAGCCGCCGGTCTCAGGTGTTTCGTAATTGATCGCCACCAATGATCGACTAGGATTAATCGTATTCGGTTGTGAAAGCAGGTCTAAGCCTCCTTTCAGTGCTGTGTATTGCGTTTTTAAGCTCATGCCAAGGGACCTGCTACCAATAACTGAGGAAGCTGATCTCTCGAAAGCTTGGCACTCATTGCATCAAATAAACGCGTCCCCTGCTGCAATACCTCCGGCGCATTTTCGTAATATCCGTAGTACGTCATAGCCTTATATACGATCAGCATATGAAAGCGCTCAGGCAATCGTGGCGTATCTTCGTTACCACTAAGCAGTGCTGGCGTTCGGTAATACTCGTATTTCAAAACACCATTCGACTCAGGCAATGCGTTAAACACTATCGCCCCGTCGGGACGCATAGCCCACTGCGTTGGGATCGAGGTCTGCAATCCCATTCTTGACTGCTCTCGATAGTCTTCAAACGAAATACGATCCAATACACGTCCATTAAGAATCATTGAGTCATCTACTACATAGATGCTAGCCAATGAATAAGTATTAATACCTTGAGTAACCTGTAATTGCGCCTCATTCCACAGCCATTGCCAGTCGCGGCGCTCTTCCTGAATTTCCAAATAGGCTTGATTAACCCAATCAATAAACTGCTTGGATTCCCCCGCTTGGTTTACGGTTGTTGTTGGACCATCACCAGAACCCCCGCATTCTTGGCGGAGGCGTTGGCAAAGCTGTAGGAAGTTCATGGATGAATTAACCTAGTACACTGAAGTTGTAAGCAGGCACTTCTTTCGCAACAAGTTGCTCTTTGCCGTGCTCGTCTTCTTCTAGCTCCATGATGACCTGTACGGCATCGTTGAGCACATTTACGTACTCTTCTGGCACTTCAACGACCTCACCACGCTTAATACGTATTACTCGACCGTTTACAGCCACTGGCACAGGTTGCTTATCGTCTTTGTCGCGGTTAATGCGGATTTTTACTTTCTTTGAGGCTGGGCGCGCTTTAGCTTCTGGCTGCTCGTCAACATCAGGTTCGCTTTTATCATCAGCAATGCCCAATGTTTCCATGATCTTTTTCTGTATCGTCTTATCACCCGCGTTGCTTGCGAATGGCACACCTAGCTCAGTAGCCGTAGAGCGCAGTTCGTCACCGATCAATTTCAGTACGTCAGCTTTTGTGTTCAGTTCCATGCGAATCTCCCGATTAGCAAATCATAAAAAAAGAGGGCGCTTTGCCCCCTATTGGTTTTAGTTGAGCGCTAAGGCTTACAGCTCAGTAGCTGAAACCTCTAGGCGAGCCATCCACATTTGGTTCGCAATGAACCCTTTCCAGTAAGACTTCCAAC